ACTATCCTCAAAAGAAGGCGCATTACATTGGCTGTAATGTAAGATAGAATCAAACTTCACACATTTGAAACGTCTCAAGAGTGGTTCGTGATCCTGTGGATTCGGAAAGCACTCCTTTATCGTATAGTTGCTTGTCACAATAATCCTCTTTGGTCTTATCTTCTGTAATGTTCCACCCTTTATTTCCCCAGAGAAAGGATAACGGTCTGCCCAGATCTTGAGTTTCGCTGCTGTACATTCGTTCTTTGGTTCCCATTCCTCTATCGCTACTGTCTCCTCTCCGCTGTAACCATCCCACCATTTGTTCACAGCCTTTTGATAATGCTGTGGATACTTCTCCCACAGAGTCTTGCTCTTCCCCGTTCCTGTTGGTCCATACCACCATTCGTGTTCCAGTACTCCTTGCATCGGTATAGCATTGAATGCTTGAATGCTCATCAAGGTCTTGAAATACTGCAGATAGAATCTCGGAAAGTGGAGTTTTATTTGATCCATCTTCCCGTCTTCTGCTAGTTCGATAACCTCTCCCCAGCCCTCTTTGGTACTTGTGCCTCTTACGCATATTATTCCTCGTTCTTCCCAGTCTCCTTCCTTCTTGCAATATTCGATCGCTTCGTGTATCGTTCCCATTCTTGCTTCGAGATGACATCGCTCTCCGACGATCTTCTTAACACTTGATCTCGGTTTCTCGTTAGAAAAATGGATATAGCCTTGAATATGAGGTGTCCCTCTTTCACCGATTTCCTTCCCACAGATGACGTATTGGCTAGTAGAGTTGTTTAGTAGTTTGTTATACTCTAGTTGGGTATAGTTGTTTAGTGTTAGGCACCATCCTCTACTTCTCTGGTATACTCTCATTTGGAAAATGACCACTGCTCGATTCTCTAAGCCGAGGGTTAGGGCTTGCCCAGTATTACCCCTCGGCTCGCGCTCCTTTTTTAGGCATACAAATATTAGCATATTTGAATTGTACCCCTGGGTTACAATCATGTCTAATTCTTCAATTATTCCCTATGGAAAACAGGTGTTTTTCAGGAGACCTATAAGTCGACAATTATACAATAACTTCGCCGGTCCTATGCGTGGTTTAGGAAAACGTATGAGGAACCGGTTTGCCCAGTCCTTTACTCAACAAAAGAGACGACGTACACAGAGTGGTCAGGGTGTTACTGAACAACATGACGCTCGTTTGATATATCGTAAAAAGAATATGGGTCGTAGAAAGAAAAGACGTTGGAAACGTTTTAAGAACAAGGTCCTTGCTGTATCAGAAAAGGATCTAGGTTCTCAGACTGTAGTATTTAATATTACTGCTAGTCCTACTAATGTCACATCAGGTAATCAATTATTATTTAACTGTGCATTATACCCATCTGGTTCTACAACTTCATACTTCGATGATCTTAATTCCATCGGAGCTTTAAATGCAGGAGCTGTAACTACTGCTGCTACTGGTTTATCAGTTGCTAATTCAACAAAAATTATATTCAAATCCGCTGTATTAGATATAACTATTAGAAATAGTTCATTCACTACTGCGTCTAGTTTGGGTGACTCTTCTTACAGAATGGAAGTAGATGTCTATGAGTGTACTATCACTAGAGTTGCAGATGAAGAAGGCGCTGTTTATGCTGATCTTCTGTCCCTGTTTGCTCAGAATCCTACTCGCACTGATCCTATTGGAGGAGGTGCTACAACGGAGGTTGCTCTCACATTACGTGGAGTAACTCCATTTGATCTTACATACGCATTGTCTACATGGGGTATAAAGATCTTAAGAAAAACAAAATATCAGATTAATAATGGGGATCAAGTTACTTATCAAGTTCGAGATCCTAGAAGACATACACTTACACAGAGACAGATTACATCGACGGAAGGTTTTAGCTATCCGGGTTTATCTCGTTTCGTGTTAGTAGTGGGACGCTTAGCTCCTGGTATCACAGTAGGAGCATTAGGTGCCACAGAAAGATTGGATGTTGGTATCACACGGAAATACTTCTATAAAGTAGAAAATTGGAGTGAAGATCGTACTGCATACGTAGTAGCATAGATTTAGGTAAAAAAAGAAATATATTCAGGTTAAGGTTCTAGGTAGGACCTATATCTGGTAAAAGAAAATCATCAATAGAATAAGGCATATGAGTCAAATCACTATCCTCAAAAGAAGGCGCATTACATTGGCTGTAATGTAAGATAGAATCAAACTTCACACATTTGAAACGTCTCAAGAGTGGTTCGTGATCCTGTGGATTCGGAAAGCACTCCTTTATC